TACCACCTTTCAGTCTAGCATCTGGCTTGTCTCTTAGGTTCGATACACCAGGTATGGCACCTGTGACGTCTTGGTTCCTGTCAAAAATGTTCTTCACATGATCCAGCACTTGTCCCATCGTGAATGTGCCCAACTGCTGATTTAGGCCGTTGGTTGCCAAATTTTCCGGCACCTCGTAAATTCCTTTGTCGGCAACTTTGTCCGCACTGCTGTATCCTGCTATCCTGATTTGATCGTCTACTTCTAGTTCTTTTGTAAATTTTACATATTTGTTTTTTGTCCCTGTTACGACTGTGTAATCTGTTGAAAGTGTTTTCCTTGAACCGTTAACCGATACCGATACTTCAAGATCTGTGAGGTCCGCTGAATCCTTGAAGAAATCAATCGGAAATAGTTGTGTCTCCGTTGCATCGACTATGAATGTACGTACCACACGCTGTTTACTCTCATTGGTCCTTTTTATCCAGGCACTCCGTGAGTTGTGTGTGTTTCTACTCGTTGTGTAATGTAGGTGTCCCTCTGCTAGGTTCTTGATCACTGTCTGTGACCCACTCAGGTAAGTGAACGTGCCCGACGTGTGATCCGAATCAAAAACTATGTCTCCAACGTTGTTGATTGTGCTGTACTTGACCTTGATTCCTAACACAGTGTCAGTGGTCGCTGTGTCTGAAGTTGCAAAAGCGAAGGCCTTTGCTCCTGCGAAAGTTGAATTTGGATACTTGGTTGTGTCATCGAAGGATGTGTGATCGTTATCCCACATGCCAAACAATGGTTGTTGGTTGACCCCTGTCTTCTCTTGTGCCTCTATGAAAGATTCCGATGTGCCGTCATATCGGAATGTCTTGCCTTGATTTACTGTGCCAAACTCTATGAATATGGAATCGTTGTCCGCTGGTTTGGCGTCAGAAGCCTCTGTCAAGTTTATTACCAGTGTTGAATCTCCGCCTGTGACGAAGTTTACATCATATATCTTGTTCTTGACCAAGGGATCCGTGTCTGCCGCGAACACAATCCTCATGCCATCTGCCAGCGCCAATCCGTCCACGCTGTAACCTGTCTGCTTGACCACGTCACTGAATGCGTCAGTCGTGACTGTATCATACAATGTCACAGATCTTTTTGCCACCGTCCCGTGATTGTAAAGTGCTAACCCTGAATCAAATTCTATGATCGGTCTCTTGGCTCTGTCATCCTCGTCTAGGACAGGTGTAAATCCGCCCACCCTGGCCGTCTCATCTATAACAGACTTGTGGAACCATCTGTTGTATCTAGACCATGCATTTTGGTCCAGTGAATCCCTCTTGATCGATATGTAATCTTTTGTTTCAGGCGTGTAGAATGCCTTGGCGTATGGTCTCGTGTCGTATCCTGCTTGATCGTACAGTATTGTAGATTCAGTTGCATAACTGCCTGGTGTGATTAAGTCCTCCACATCGGTGAGCGTTATTGCATCGCCAACACCTTCCACATAGTATTCCTTGTCTTGGTATGATGAAGCGACCAATGATTTCGTGAACTTGATCTTCATTCCGTTGGATAAATCCAAAGTCCTCAGGCTGTAGTTCTTGACGCCGACTATGTCATCTTCCACATTGATTGTCGAAGTGCTTGAGACGTCTTTGATCTGCAGGATGCCATACATGGCGGCATGGTTGCCACACTGGTAATATAAAGTGTTTGGTGCGCCTGTTGGCACCGTGAATGTGACTGTGCCGTATTGGGCACCATTGTTTGTGACACCGGTGTCATAGATTGTTGAAGTGGATCCATCAGCCGCTACGCCTGATGGATAAGGTTCAGTCATTATGTAGAATGGATGACCTGTTGCATTCACGTTAAATTTGTATGTGTTGCCCCTGTAAAGTGTAAGGCTGGGATTGTTTACATTTTCCCTGTGGGTGAAGTTGTAGGCACCTTTTGCCAAGTTCTCCACGGAGTATTCGGACACTGCACTGGGTCCAACGGAGTCTATTTCTATGGCTCCTGGTCCGTCCGGCATCCAGTAGTATTCCCTGTAGTTCACCAACTTGTCATAGTCTATGGCTGGATTCCAACTGTATACCGTCTCCTTGTTTAGCCTATCGTGATTGCCAGTGTGGCCGCCCAGGTACTTGATCTGGTTGATGTAGTCATCGTATGTGGCCGCAAACTTGACTTGGTCTTCTGGGTTGACTGACGTGGTATCCCTGTCTGAGTATGTGACCGCTGGCTCCAATTGGTATGCGAATCTATCCCTACTGGTTGCACCTATGTACCTGTCTGTTATTTCTCGTGTTGTTGCATCTTGCCTTCCAATGAAGCCATCCAGCCTCTCCAGTGAACCTTTCTGCACCAATGGATCAAGTGTGCTTGATAGGAATCTTTGGTTTGCATCTGTCCTGTAGAATGCTGGTAAGTGCTGTACCGTACGTCTGTACTCGTTGTTGCCTTGTTTGACAACCTCGTTGTTGGTTAGTGAATTGATTTCTCTGTCAGCCATTAGTATCCTGCCCCACTACTGCCGGAACTTGATCCCGAACCTGATGTAGTAGAGCCTGACACTGCTGATCCTGATGTGGTGTTTGATGTGGATGTTGATGAGCTTGTTACCACAGTGCCGGACGCCGCCAATTGGTTGGCTCCCAGTGCTGTTATAATCGACACATCATCAACGGTGGCCCCACTGATGAAAATTTCGTCTGCCGCGGAATTGATCTGGAACAGAGACCCAAATGTCTGTCCTGATTGGTTGGGCACAATCACCACAGTAAGTAAATCTGGAGCAAGTTGATTGTGTATGAAAGCGGCTAGTTCTGTAAAATAAAAAGGATCTCCAAAATCCCAGTTGTCTAGTGCAAAGAAATCATTGATTGCGGAGATGATCCTGGTCTTTATCACTGCGTCTGAAACATTGGTCTTTGGATTTTTTACAACCTTGAAAGTTGCCTGCAGTTGTTCCTCAGCACTGGTACCAAACAGTATCTTGTATTTGACAGGATGGTATATGATCTGGTCTGATAAAGATTTAAGTGGGTTGAGAATGCCTGCATAACTGATCCGCAATTGATCTTGTGTGGAAGATGTCGGCTTTGTACCACCGTCTTGCAACCATATCCTGTACAGGTTGTCATATGTTCTCTCCAATAGGTAAACGTCAACTATGTTAGAAACGCTGGGATCGATCCTGGTCTCTTGTCCTGCATGATGCTTGTATTGGAAATCTATGGAACTTCTGCCTCTTCTTGCCCTGTAGTCTGTGGAAGTTGTTAGTGTGTTCGTGGTAGAACTGTAGGACTTGACCACATCCTCAGCACTGTCATAAAAGTAGAATAATTGTCCGTCCGTGTATGTTGTTGTGGACAGAGTGATGTCTGCCTCGTTTTTTGTTACTACAAAATTAGTTGCCGCATATGGTCTGAATCTCTCTATGTTGTCATAAGAGATGTACTTTTCCGAAAAAACAAATTTAGTTGATTCCGACGTGGTTGGTTCGATGAATATATCGAACAGTTCCGGATTGTCCACTACACCATCATCATCGTCATCGTGGAATCCAACCTTCACTTTCCTGTTGTCTTGGAAACCGTCTATTTCAGTAACAACATCTACCACTTGCCACGTGATAGGATAGCCCACGCTGTTGCCTGTTGACACGATGCTGTTGGTCTTCAAAATCTTTACTGTGTCCTTGACACTCTTGCCCGTCTTGTAGTCGTATATCTTTTCTTTCAAATCATAATGGAATTTGTTCTGCGACTCCGATTCAAACAGATAATCTAATTTTCTGTATTGTACAGTGTAGGTGTTTCCATCGTTGGTGAATTTGTACCACCAACTGGCGTCTGCGTTTGTATCTGTGGTTGATCCTTGTTCATCCAAACTGAACACTGTGCTGGTGCTTAGGTTAGTTGATGTGATAACTTTCCATGTCTCTGAATCTACATCATACCTGAGTCCAAAATCCTCGTAGGCCTCTATCCTGTCTATCAAATCAGTTTCCAGTGTTGATGAGAATGCTGTGGTGAATTTTGGTATGATTGCGTTAATAACACTGCCGTCTGGCACTATGTTGTTAAGTGTGACTGGGCCCACTCCCGACTCGAGATTACCTGTACCGCCGTTGGCTCCGTCCAACACTACCGCACCTATTTTTGCCCATACTCTATCTTCGGCGTTATCAGTGGTTGATGTCACTAACACTCCGTTTAAAAATTTTCTTGTGTCGGGTGAAGTGAATTTAATCAACGCACCTGGTTTTGCAAACTTCATTTTGGAAGTGGCTGAATCACCTATGACCAATGCGCCACCTGAAGTGAAGAATCCCGTGTTTGTGTTCGTGGACGTGGTCGTGGAGCTCCATGTTGCGGAAAGTGTGCTGGCGTCCTTGGTGCCATACTTCAGATAGTAGAACTGTCTGGCGTAGGCTTCTTTCAATTTTGCTTCAACCGATGAGTCGATCGTAGACTGGATCTCGCTCCTGTTGTTGAATGTGAACGCGAACTGCTGTATGGACTCCTCCCTGTACAGTATTCCGTCCTCAGCGAACACGCTGACGTTGGAGTATGCACCCGTTGGATCGAGAATCTCCTTGGCCCTTGATATGCCTGAAGCCGATCTGTTGACCGATCTAACCTTGACAATTTCCTGAGATGCACTCAAAGGAACCACTTGGTAGTCCTCTGCCGTGATCATCCTGTTCTGACTGTAGTAAACCTGTGCCGCTTTTTCTCTTATTGAACTATTTGATTCTGTCGCCGCCGAGTTGTAGACACTTGCTTTGAGACTTAGACTCACGGACAATGATTGTTGTGCACCATTGGCATCCGTGTATGGCACAGATAATTGTACGTTCTGCATGTCTGCTGACTGTATGGCGTACTTGGCGTTGTCACTGGTCCTGTAGTATGTCCTGAAACTTCCAGACGGTATGTTAGCAAAGTTTCCATCTCCAAACACCAAATCGATTGCGTCGTCATTTTTGGTAACCACATTGTAGATGTTTCTCTCTGCACGTGACAATGAATTGTATATCGCGTTGTTGCCGGACAGGGACGGAACTTTTGTCCATGACTGTGACAACTGTCCAAACTGATCTAGTTTGTACAGCCATACATCTGTGTCATTGACATTTGGTGCGTCAAGACTTTGTATGAAATTTGTGCTGGCGTTGTTGATGGTGAATTCTTCACTGGACATCCTGCCCTGTTTGAAAAGGAAGAAGAATCCGGTGTTGTTGGAACTGTCTCCCGATCCGTCCGTCCTGTAGGTGTATGTCAATCCTGTGCCAGGTATAGGTTCAGACTCATACAGTGATTCACTATCTGTCAATGTTGTGGGCACTATCTCAAAAGATCTAGTCACGCCTCCCACTGACTTCTGGAAACTGAATATGGGCAAGTCCAACTGGTTGGAGGCCAATGTGTACACCTCTGTGTCTATGCCGCCTATCTTCGCCGACTCCCTGGGCTTGCCAAACAGTTGTCCGGTCTGGTTGGCCGCATTCAGTATCGCGGTGAACTGTTCTCTGTAGTTTGAGTTTGCACTGTCATTCCATATGACGTTCGAATTTGCTAAATTTGTTCCTGTGCTGTCAAGCACGTCTTGTGTTGTTGATATTGCATCCACCTTCAAAACGCCGGTGGCTGGTTGGTTCCTCTTGGCATTGTAGTTGATCAACCTTGCCAATCTAAGTATTGAGTTCCTTCTCTCCGCTGTTTCAAGGAAGTTCTCCCTGGCATTCAGATCGACTCTGAACGACAGTGCCTGCGATATGTAAGCGATCAGATCTATCAGTGCAACGTACTCAGAACTCTCAACGAAATCATTGAAATCGTCTGGGTAGTTCTCTTTGAGATACGCCACCATGGTCCTTCTCAAGGTCTCGAAGTCGTAACTTTTGAAATCTGCCTGCTGGAAAGCCTGGTAGATCTTTCTCCAATCTTCCGCGACTAATAATCTGTTCTGTCTATCTGTTGTGGCCATTGTAATTACAATGGTATTTATATGTTAGGAAATGTGCGTACTTTAAGATAGGCGTAACAACGAATTCTCATCGAAGTTGAAACTCAGTTTTTCAGTGATATTCAAGGGAACATAGGTGATAGTGGCCTGTATGGCTATGCCCTTGTCCGCTTCTGATACCAATATTTCCTGTGTGGATATACGAGGATCTGCGTTGAGATTTGCTGTGACATCATCGACTATGGCGTCTTTCAATGCTTCTGTGAATGGTTCGAATATGGCATCGTATATAATAGTCCCGAACTCGGGATTTTCAACCCTCTCGCCCTTACGCACAGATAATCTGTTGATGAGATCCTGCTTGGCCACCTCGAAGTCGTACTGTTTGAAATTATTTTTGTCCGCACGTGAACTGAAACCCTTGAAGGTCACTGTCTTGTTTGATAGGCCTCCGCCTCCCGAACCTGAATTTCCGTATGCCATTAATGTAACCTCCTAAATTCAACATCCACTTTGCCATAATCTACAACATAGTAGCCTGTGTCTGTCATTTCTCTCGCCCATGGAACCTCCTGGGCCATCACGCCCTCGTATGTCCCATCGGTGTGCTTGTATTTAAACGAATATATGTTGATGCCCCAGGGCGACTTGCCAACTAATTTTATGTCCTCTTTCAATCTTGCATCACTAAATCCTTTGAACCCGGAGAAGGCACTTTTTATTGATTTGCCCAACGATCCTAACTTCAATCCAATATTTTGCCCCACGTTCTGTAGGAACGTCTGTCCGCCCAACTGTGCCGCACTGGCGTTGAAAAGTCCTGCCTTGGTGGCCAGACCCTGGATCTGATCTATGCCAACTATCTTTCCGCCAATCACGCTCTTGTAGTTTTGTGTGATGCTGGACAGGTTGGATATGGTTGCCGGAATGTTGCCTGCGGAAAGATTGCCCTTCAGTCCTTTCACAGCATTGAGACTGCTGTTGGCAAGATCGAAGCCACCGCCTATTCCTTCGAAGGTGTCTTTGCCAAGTGTGAACAGTTCGCCCGCACTGTTGACGAACACGTTGTCCTTGAACAGGTCCTTGCTCACTCCTGTGAAATTATCTATCACCTGTGAAGTGAGACTGTTGGCTAGATCTTTCACATCAGAGTTGATATCGAATCCTTTGAATTGCTCAGAAATGCTGTCCTTGATGTCGAACGGCAGATTGCTCATTTCACTGATCCCGTAAAAATCGTTGTAGTTGAGTGTAAAATCAGTCAACAACTTCTTGGCCTTCGCTCCGTCGGTGCTGTCACCCATCGCCTTTTTGAGATATTGTAGTTTATCCGCCTGGGCCTGGGCCTCACGAAGAGCCTTGTTCTCGCTAAGTCTAAGTTGATTGCTCAAGAACTCCGGAGTGCCTGGTTTCTTGGCACGTTTGAGCCACTCCTCCTTGTCCGCTGGTGTATCGGGGATGATCCCGTCGCCGGATATGCCCTGGAAACTTGGCATGGGCTCGTGCGTCACCAACTTGTGAACAGTCGTCTTGGTCTTGGTGGTGAATGGTTTCAGCGGTCGCTCTCCCTTACCGGCTAAGTTGACATCACCTTCATCACGCACTTGCATGCCAGTTCTATCTTTTGTGAGCCATGTTGGCCCCCACAAACTACTGGCCTTGGTCGAGTTCATGTGTACCTGTTGTCCTGCTATATGAATTTGACCTTTGGCTCCGTGTAATTGCGGTCCTTCTGCTACAAAAGAAGATATAGAAGATTGTGCGTAACTCTGTATGCCTCCGGATTGGGATGACACAAAAACTCCCTGGTCGCCCATGGTCATATGGAGATCAGTTGATTGTATTATCTGGCCGGGGATCTTTGGACTTTTTATATCACTGGTTGTCTTCTGTCCCTTTTGTACGGCTATGTCTTTTTCGTTGTATTTCACCTCATCGATGCCCGATGCTGACATACGTATCGATTGGCCAGCGTGTAAATTTATATTTGTGTCCGAGTGTAGGTTGAAGTCACCATGGGTCCTCATGTTGATCCCTCCAATGCCCGAGTACAAGTTGATCCCGGCGCTCGTCATCTCGATGTATGCGGTGCCCGAACCGTTGGCTATGTACACCACACCCGCTGTGTCATGCATCAGCAACTGGTGTCCAGATGCAGTCCGCAGTCTCGTGAGTTGGTTGGTGCCGTCTAACGCACCGTCGTCCATGACGAAACTGTGTCCAGGAGCCCTGTCTGGTCTGACTTCTGCTCCCTCCGGTCCTATGTTCTTCTTACGGCTATCCGGGAGTACCCTCCCTGGTGTGTTGATGCCGAATACCTGGCTTGGTGATTCTCTCCTCGCTGAGCTGGACGTGGTTCCCTTGATCGGGTCCGCGACCAGTCCCTGGGTCATGAGTTGATCTGCCAGGATGTCATTGATCGGATACTGTAGGCTGTTGGCGAACTCCTCGGTCTGTGCCTCCCCCAACATCTTTCGATTCTTCTCACCCACTGGCAAGAAATCCGTGCCGTAGTTGGTCTGTCCAGACTGAGCCAATTCCTTGGCGTCCTGTTTGGAACGTATGGTGTCACTGGAACTGCCGTATCCAGGCACCTGGTGATTGGTCAGTGGCTCTTGCACACAACCTATCCAAAACGCTTTTTTCACAGACTGCTCTCCCTTGGCGAATATCACCAGCACCTGCGTGTCTATGTCCGGTGGCACGAACCACATTCCATAGGAGTGCTGTGTGCCCTTGTAACTGTCTGGATCTGACCGGGTGTTGGCCTCGACACTCTTGGCACCGTAGAACGGTGAAAGGTACTGACACCATATGCAGTCGTTGATCGTTGGATTGTTGGTCAGCGACAGCTCTGGAATGTTCACTCCCAACCTGCCCTGTCGTATTGGATCATCCGTGAACTTGACCGTGCCCACGTAAGGGCCAGGGTCCTTGCCTGAGAACCTCTGGTCGAAGTTCTTCATGTTGTCGTGTGTGTCTACGAATCCTACCATAATCTAATCCAAATAATCTTTTATATTGTTAATAACACTTTTAATTTCATCCTTTCCTGCTTCATCAGATTTACCTGATCCTGATCCTGCCGCCGCCGCCGTCGCACCTGCTGATTGTTCGAACAGAGGTTCGCCTGCGCCGCTTTGATTGTTTAGCCTCACACAGGTCAGTGTCTGCAGGAACTGGCCATCTGAGAATTTGCTCTCTATCCTGGTTACCTGGTAGACACCAACGAAGAACAGGTTCTCCTCTGGGGCCGTACTCTTGCCCTCGAACATCAAACCTGTCTTGTCATTGACGTCATCCGGTAACCTGTAAGTTAATTCCATCAGTGGGGTGTGTGAATCCACGTTGAACGATCCAAACTTGCCACTATACAAACCCCCGCTTTTCATGGCATCACCCTGCTTGTCCAGGGGTATGAACTGGTCCTGACAAATGTAGGCAGGGTCTCCCAAGATGTCCATTTCTATCCTCATCATGTCCACTGTGGGGTTGGTCAGGTAGTCATAGAAGTCCTGGGCACGTGCCGTCTTCTTTTGATCCGGGTCGGGCTTGTTGACAACCATGGCCCCTTTTACTATGCTGGGAGACGACCGCAGAGCAGTGATATCACCGTCATCTGTGTCAGCGCCACCGATCAGTTTGCTAATGATGTTGTCTATCTTCTCGAAAAGGCCTGATGCGTCCTTCTGTACCTCTATCGTGTTCCGCATGTAGTAGGCAGTCTTGTAGTTGATACGCAAACTCTGTATGTCCGTGTTGGCACCTGTGTACAGGTAGTTGTACTGTTTTTTCACGGCGGACTTGGCCACGCCCTTGGACAAGAATATGCCAGGTCTCATGAACTTCAACACATGGATCTTGTATGGTATGACCTTGTATGTGACAATCTTCCTGTGCATCTTGTTGATAGTGTCGAATTCCCTGTAATCGGTCTGCACGCTGGTTTTGATCTTGAACCAATCCACGAAACTGTTTTTGCTGATGACCTGTTCGAAATTGTTGCTTTGGAGGAATTTCCTTATGTTCTCCTCTGATGCGTCCTCACGGGATTTGATCTGTCCCGTACGTCTGAGGTATGCTGTCCAGAAGTCAGATGCGAGGTCATCGTATCCCACGGTGCCCCTGACCATGTCCTCCAGCAATTTGGTTATGCTGGTGAGACTGACTATATCTGATTCCATCGTGGTGATTTCTATTTTTTGCTTTCCACCCCCCTGGCCAGGTTTTTTAGGGTTCCCACCTCCTGGAACAAAGGTGTTACGCACATCCTTTTCGCCAATGTATCCTCTGCTGAGGTCCTTCACCGTGTCGTCGAACTCTATCCTGTACTCGTCCAGGACCGTACGCACCTTGTGTTCATCCCTCTCATTCAGTATCTGCTGATTGAGTTGTTCGGCCAATTGCTTGCCCGCGTCTTCCAATGTGTTGGTTTTGATCTCTATCTTACATCTTGGAAATTTGAACCTGTCATCGAACGCTATGTCGTTGATACGCACCGCGGTCACATCATAGATGGCACCGCCCTCGTTGACGTCCAGTTCCACCCGTGTTATCAGTATGGGTATCTTCCTTACCGCGGCCTCGTCCTTCACTGCAATGCCGTTCTCGTTAAATCCCTTGAACTCTATGGTCAACAGCACGGGGGCATCTAGGTGATCCTTGTAGCCATTGATCCTTGCCGCACCACGCACCTTCTCTATGAAGGAAATACCATAGGGCTCGTGCAGTTTGAACGACATCTTGACGAAGTCGGCCATTCCACGCTCCTCACCAGGACCAACGGTGGACAGCATGTTGACTTCCTCTA